TAATCATCGAAACTTTCTTGTTTACTGCGTTTTCGAAGAGCTTTGCAGTCTTCTTTTGTGCAGATTCAGAAAGAGTAGAATCAAGGGAAACGATTGCAGCAATCTCTTTCGAGAGGTCGACTTCAACGTTCTCAACTTTGACTTCGGCGACACCTTCACCAGTTCCAGCGATAGCTGGGTTGGTTTTCTTGACGTCAACCTTGTTACCAGTCTGTGCGGTATTGTCTTTGCCAGGGGCAGACTTTTCAATAGCATCGATAGTATCATCGATAGCTTCTTCATCATCAGCAGCTTTAGCTACTTTAGAATCGTCAGCTTTACCAGCAGAACCACCTTCTTTAGCTTCTGGACCAGATGCTTTACCACCCTCAGGGGCAACATCACCAGCACCAGACGCAGTGTCAGTAGCTTCGTCTAGACCGTAGTCTTCGTCGTGCTGACCACACTTGGCTTCTTCAACTTCGTCCTCAAACTCGAGGTCTACTTCATCGTCGCCTGATTCAACATCGACTTCGATTTCGTCATCGCCAGCACCAAGGTCATCTTCCATACCTTCGAGCTCATCGACAATATTTTTGAGTTGATCAATTAGTCCATCGAGATCGTCATCTCCGGTCATGACTTTAAAGTCATGATCGTCTTTTCCAGCGGATTCTGGTGCTTTAGCGTCGAGGTCAACTGCCTCGTCATCTTCATAACCCATATCCATATCAGCGTCAGCTTCGCCTTCACCACCGTAGACTTCGATTTCGTCTTCGCTTAGTGCTCCTTGAGTATTTTCAAGGAGCTGATCAAGTTTACTTTTGTGTTGCATTATAATGCTCCTAAATAAGACTCGAGAGGAGCTGTTTCATATCACGAAGTTTCGTGTTTTCACTTACAAGCTCAGTCTCATTTTCTTTTATTTCAACATTTCGCGACTGCCATACACCTTTATTGTTCTGATACCACTCAACACTTTCGTTGATGCCATTTACAAAAGCATCTGGTGCTGAAGGGTCTTGAACGATATCGATGGTAACAAGGTTAAAGTCATCATTGACTGGTGCAATACCATCCTTGTCGGGCTGTCCCAAAGTACCCATACCACGAGAAGAAACGCCCAGCTGAACACCGCCTTCGAGCAGACCCTTAACGATCTGTCCACTAGGTGTATTCAATATAAGCGCTTTCCCCATCACATTTTCTCCTTGCCATTCTAGGGAAAGGATGCGATGAGAAACATTTTTGTAGTCGACAATAGGTGAGTCGGGGTGGTTCAGTTCACCGACGGCCCGACCAGTCTTAACCTGTCTCTCTACATATTCATTAACGGCATTCTTTAGCAGATCCAACGAGTACTTCCGCTTATTGCGGTTAGGCTTCGTCTGCATAAAAACGCCTTCGATATAAACATCACCGGTGCGCTCATCGACTTTAGCTTCGGTGATAAGATTTGCATCGGTAATAAGTTTCATATCTTCTTATCTTTCTTTACTGTTGAACATAGACTGTGCAACTTCAGGAGTCTTAGCTCTGACTGCTGCACCGATTTTCTGGTCCATAACAACTTTAAAGGCTTCTTCGGCTTTTAAGTTATTGCCTTGCCTTATCATATTTATAACGCTACTGACAGTAGCTTCATTACGTGTGTCTTCACTCATTTCAATTGATTCTTTCATTTCGTTTTGACCTGTCTGGGGTTGGCCAAACATCTTAATAACTTCTGACTGCCGAAGCTCATCACCATCTTTTGGGTCTCCCGCCATATCCAGTTTAAAGTAAGGATCATCTGTTAGACCACCACCCGAGAAACTAAGAGTACCGACTATCTTCTTGCCAGCACCTATAAGCCAGTAAGCTATTTTGCTCATATCTCTACGATAGAACTCTGTACCTTCGACGTTTTTAACGAGTCTTAAGTTCATAATAGGTTCCTATTTGTCCCAATAATGTATTTATACGATTTAAGTTTTATAGATTATCAATATCAATTTCAGGAATACTGTCATCCTCATCTTCGATATCGGTTGCCGCTCCGGTTGGTTGACCGACTTCGAACTCTTCGTCACCCTCAGGGGCACCGGCGTCTCCACCGAGATCACCGAAGTCGTCACCTATAGCGTCAAGTCCACCGCCACCAAAGTCATCGGCACCAATATCATCACCTCCACCACCCATCTTCTTGAACAGGTTGTCATTGTTGATATACTCTTGACGCATCTCAGCCTTAATCTTTTCGACCTCTTCGTCAGTCTGCTTAAGGACATGCTTACGGATATATTCACGCGAGAAGAACTCAGTTGGATTGAACCCAAGATCTTTGAGCATCGTGATACGCTCTTTTAAGATCTCAGCGTCTTTCAGTTCTGAATAGTAGTTATCACGGTTATAGTCAACAATGAGATTTTCACGAACATCTTCCCATTCGTGTTCTTTCATAATACCTTTCAAAAGTAGCTGAGTACGAAGTAGTTCTTTGAACAACTGCGCAAACCGAACGCGTAGACGATCGATAAACTTCTGGAAGCGAATCTCTTCACGGTCAATCTCGCCGTTCCTACCGATAGAGAATGACTGTTCACTCGGTGTTAGTCGGCCGATAGGAACGTTTAGCGCTTTATACAGACGTTGCTGGAAGTACTCAACATCGGTAATGTTACCAAGGTTTTCACCACCGGCAAGTGTAGATACCTCTGTACCTTTACCACCAGCAGTCTTAGGAAGCCAGAAGTCTTCGAGCATATGCTGATGATGGCGGTTAGAATTAATCTCACCGGTCTCGGCATCATATGTGATCTTGTTCTTATACTTCGACATCAAGTTAGAGATATATTCTTCGGCTTGCTTCTTCGGCATATCGCCGACGTCAATCGAGAAGATACGACGCTCCGGCGCGCGAACAGTACGATACACAATCAGTGCATCTTCCATCATACGAAGTTGGTTGATACAGCGTAGTGCCTTATGGATATAAGATAATGATACGGTCTTTGATGCATCGGTCAAACCGGAGGTGACATATGCAACTGCGTCCTTAGCAAGTTTAAGACCGCTCGTAGCTGACCCACTTACCTGTGACGCAAACGTATTAGCCGAGCTGTTATTTTTATATTGATCCTCAGCATAGATGTAATACTCATCAATACCCTTGATGAACTCAGCACCCGTACGTGGGTCCGTTTCCTTTTCGATCTCTTTAATCTTACGAATATGAGTAGGATTGATCGGTCGTAAATCTATGATACCTTTTTTTGGATTGTCTAGGTCGATGACAATGTGGTAAACGATTTTGCCGTCAACATACCAACGACGGAAGATATCTGAACCGTACTTACGGAAGTCAAGCTTTTTCAAGATCTCAGAGAACTCATCGTGAAGTTTATCCTTCACGTCGTCATCGAGATCGAGATGGTCAAGGTTGAGGGAAAGCGGTAGATCTTCATCGTTATTGACGATGGTTTCGTTTACAATTTCTTGGATAGCAGCATCAACTTCAGGCTGCATTGAAGCGTTGCGGTACTTAGCAACAAGGTCACGTTCACTGGCATAGTTATCACCACGGGTATCAAGTGTCTGACCATAGAAGCCACCGGCACCGCCGTACATAACTTCTGATGCATCGTTCTCTTCCTGTGGAGGAATAAAGGACTTGGCCGAGTCAGGTGCAGACTTGTCACCTTTTACTTCAAAGCCAAAGAACTCATTATCCTTACGTTCCTTTCTGGCCGCTTCGGTATCGAGTTCTTTATTTCCTTTTTGTGTATGTCGTGGATCGATTGCCATTATAACTCTTTCATCAAAATAAGGATGTGAAGAAGAATCCTCACACCCTTATTTATAACGTTTATTTAGACCTGTCCGGTCGTGTCAATGGTAGTCCACTGAAGGTACTCGAAGGTCACCTGGAACTGTTCGATCTGTTCTGTCTGCTCATATGTCAGATCGATCGCAGCTACGAGTGATGGCCAAGCGTCCTCAATAAGGAACTCCTTGATGACATTCTCTTTACGGTCAAGTTGTTGAACTTTGATGTCCACAAACATAGACTCAGGGTTAGTGAAGCCAGTGTTTGTAGAGAAGCCGTTCATGCCGTCCTGCCAGCGAACAAACGCTGTATGTACGTCGAAGGCAGCATCGTTATAGAATGTAGCAGTCCAAGGTGCGAATGTACGATCACCCGGAAGCTTAAGCTGACGACCACGGAATGGAACGTTGACCGTTCCGACCTGGGCACCTGGGATTGAAGTCGCTCGACATAGGAACGAAGTCTTTTCGACGTCCCCACCGACGAATCCCGGGAAGTTGACAACGACGCGGAATAAATTACCGCGCGCGCCGCCATCAACCAACTGAGACTTAAAGCTGTTGATATTGAGAGTCATTTAGGTCTCCTTAAGATATAACGGTTTCGAAAGCAACACCAGTACGTGTCGCAACGAAGTTAAGCTGAATGTAGTTAATCGAACGTGCAGGCTGAACATAGATGTCTGCAACAAACTCGTTACGATCTACAACGTCACCAGTGTTGTTGGTTTCATCACAGACAACCGCAAAGTTAGTGATACCTTGCAGACCCTGTATGGTACGTAGGAAAGGCTCAACGATGCTTGTGAACTGAGCTCTTGTGAACTCGTTGTTGAACTCAAACAAGGTGTCACGAGCTGCAATGCGAATGCTCTTCTCAAGAAGGATAAAGAGACGACGTACGTTGATACGATCGAAAGCAGATGGGCGACCGGTGTGAGTCTTGTCACCAAACAGAACCGTACCTTCACCTGGGAAAGAAACGATTGGGTTAATGCCGGCTTTGTACAATGTGTCACGATCAGCTTCGACAGGGTTGTAAGCAAGCTTGACAACGTTACGTACTTGACCACGACGGAAGCCAGCAGGTGAGAAGAACGATCCACGTGTACGGTCAGTTTCAGCCATAAGACCTGCAACCGAACCAGATGCTGGGATGTTAATCAGAGCGTCGTTGAAACGGTCAAAGACAGTCAGACGACCTGAGTCACAGATTGCATATGTGGAAGAGGTGACCTGATCCATGAATGCTTTAATCTCTGCTGCAGTATCGTCAGTACGCTCAGGTGAGATAGTACATACACAATCCTTACGGCCTTCGACTGTCGCAATAATGTCATTAGCAATCGTTACACCAGAACCGACTGGGAAGTCAGGGCCAATGAGGATAGAGACGTCAGACTGAGCTGGATCGTCAAACAGTGCAAAACCAGTTGCATACTCTGCAGAGTCAATTGCACCAGAGTCTGCACCCGCAGTCAACGCTGTTGAAACAACACCGCTCGCAGGAGTGACTTCGTAGTTAAGTGCAGAAGTAGCCGGCGAACCAGCGTTAGCAAAGTTAGTAGAGTCTGTCGCACCAAACCAGATATACGAACTGTTTTCATTGATGACAGTTTTATAGTAGTTAGCAGCACCGAACGCGTCTTTACTGTCGGATGCTTGTGAAAGATACGGGAAGACTTCCAGGACAGAACCAGGGGTTCCGCTGATGAGACCATCTTCGTCGATTACGATGACGTGGATTTCGTCGTTAGATGAACCACGTGTAGATGCATAATCTGACGTTGCTGGAGGACCATCAAAACGTCCGTTGTATGTCCATGCATCAAAGTTAGTTTGTGTTGTTCCAGTGTCGGTTTTAAAACCGAAGACTTCAACCTTCAGAGAGTTACCGAGAGCGCCAGGGTATTTAGCAACCCAGTGGCCTTCGGTTCCAAGTGTGAATGTCTGTGCGTCATAGTTGGTACGGTTCTTAACAACACAGTCATCATCGCCACCGGCGTTTGCATTGTTACCGTCACCGTCGATGACACGAATAACTTCAGCATTGTTGCTGTAGCTTAAGAACTGTGCAAGGACGTGGAAGTCGATTGTTGTAGCGGCAGTAGGTGTTCCGAACTTATTGAGAACGTCATTCTCAGAAGATACAGTTGTAATTTCTTCAACTGGACCCCAACGGAAGTTACCAACAAAACCACCAATAGAGGTGGAGACAGCTGGCGCGCGAGTCGTAAGATCGATCTCGGCAACACTGACCCCAGGAGATACTCGATTCAAGGGCATTTAGCTTTTCCTTATTTTAGCTTTATATGATATGGCAATATAACGATGAGTCATAATAAGAATTTCACGTTGCAACGAATTGTAATAAAGTATTTATACGTTGTACAATTCCTATGACTCTTCGATAATTATACCGAATACATCGTCCCGTTTGAATTGGACTGCAAAATCACCATAGTCGTCTTCTTGTGCCTGGAATACGACGTCACGATCTAGGTCTCCATCTTGAATAGAACCAAGGAAGGGAACCGAGTCCGCAATCAGGCGATCTTTTTCTTGTAACATCATATCGCGAAGGTTTTCATCAGCCACATAACCAAACATATTAGTTGTCGCGAAGAACCCAAACATGACAAGAGTCATGACCAAGTCATCGTGGTTACCAGGCGAGGCTTCGTAAGATGTCTTACGAGCTTCGAACGTACCTAGTTCACGAATGGTCTCAGCGTCTTGGAGCTCAAGCTTACCCTCTTCGATAAGATCCTTGAGATTCGAACAACCAATTCTTTTTGTCTTACGAGTCTGTTCAAGGCCAAACGTAGTACCATTGGCAACCTTACCAACATACATATTTTCATACTCAAACTCGTAACGTAATGCTCTCCATACCATAGATCCCTGGTCATTTGATTCGACCACAAGATAAGCATTGTTGTAATAAACAGCCATCTTGTAAACGAAGTCAGGGTATATAAGTGGCGAGACCATGTTATTTCTAAAGACCGCAACCTGCTTAAATGGTACCTCGGTAACATCAATAACCGAGAATGCAGAGTAGTCTTGTCCACGACCTTTAGCAGTATCAATTGTCATCACGTATTGATGACCTTCAATAGGACGCGAGTATATGTGTGTATCACCTTTGATCTCAACGGGGTTGATCGCCCGGAGTGCCAAGAGTGCAGCGGGAGCAATAAGTGTTTTACCAGTACCCCGACCAAACGAGTTACCGAATTCCTGTTCGAACTGTTCCTGTGAGGTGTTCGAGATTGTTTGTTCTTTCCACTTCTCATCACGGCCAGGAACGTCCCACCAATCAACGCGACATGCCTTAAATTCGTTGGTACCTTGTACAGCACCTTCGTATATTTTGTGGAACATATTGCCAATGCCATTGGCGGTCGATGTGATAATAACACGTGAGGTCTTACCTGACGAAACAACTGGATATGTTGAAGTGTAGAACTCAGTATCATTATCGACAAACGCAAACTCATCGAGATATAGAAGACTGACAGACTTACCACGAATAGAAGACGACGACGTTGCGTGAGCTTCCATACGAGTATTGTTTGAGAACTCGATACTACCTTTGTTCAATGCTTTACAGCCAGGCTGCAGGAAGAATGGTAGGTTCTCAAGCATCAAGGTAATACGAGATAACATCTCCTTCGCGGTTGCGGCCTTGTTGGCAAGGATTGCCACGAGCTTTTCAGAATGAAAGAGCGAGTACCATAGCAGATATGCACAGGTCGAGATAGACTTACCCGACTGCCGACACGCAAGGACAACCGAGAATCGATTCTCGTTAAACGATTTGAACAACTCTTTCTGATACGGATATGGCTTGAATGGCACAAGACCGTGATCGATATGGATAACCTTAATGTACTTCTCGGCAAAGTACTCAGGATCTGCCTTACACTTTAGGTACTCTTCAAGTTCAGCTTGCGTAAACGAGTGTTCAACCCCATCACGTTTGATGTTGGGATTTCCGAGATAGGCGTCTTTTATCTGGCGATTATGATGGGTCTTCTGTGTCATCGTTATCTTCGTACTCGGCATCTATGATATCAGCTTTGACATTATCAATAGCAGATAACAACTCACGCGTTGTACCTTGGAATGCAATCTGCGCGGAAGGATCTTCCTCACTGAGAACCTGTCTTCCTGGCTGATGTTCAGTCGTCTTACCATCCTGTTGAATGACCTGAACTTTACGTTGTAGATCAACTAACTTACTGTTGATGTCAGCGGTATGTTTGATACCATTAAACAAGACTTCAAACGCCCGAGGATGTTC